ACACCATAAAAATTAGAGTCGCGCTTAATGGCTTTGGTAACACATTTTTCTAAATCACCTGAATAATCGGTACTAAATTGCTTATCCCTAGAAAAACGAGTGATAACAGCCCCGCCCATTGGTCTAAAATAATGAACGTGCATACCAGTACATTTTTGAATAACAGCATCTAAAAAAGTATAGTGCTGGGTTACTAAGTGGATATCAACCCCGCTATGCCTATGCTTTTGAAATTGAGTGTAATAATAAGGACGCTTGGCACTGTTTGCCATTGGTGGAAAGTAGTCTTGGCACTCGTCAAACAAAGCTATAGAGCCGTTAGGCAGTTCAGGCCATCTAGTTGGGTCATCGGTATGCGTCCAGTGGTAATTTAAAAGCTTAATAGTTTCAACCGTTGGGTTTTCAGATTCTTCTAAAAACAAATCTAAGGCTTTTAAGTTTGATTTTGGATAGCACTTCCTACACCAAGAAACAAACAGATCAATAACTGACTGTTCAGAATAGCGAGCATAGTTAGGTGCTAACCAAGGAACATCTGAAACATCAACCAAACGTGCTTCAGCATGAACAGTTTTTATTATCTTTTTATAGCGCCCCACCTTAGGTGAGTTTTGAATAGATGGGTAATAATAACCATAAAAAAACCCCTGAAAACTATTACAAAAATCTAAGTCCAATAAGAAAGCTTTAATATTATTATAATATTTAGGCTTTTGTGTAACCGCAGGATCATTACATATTTCTTTAAGGGAATTTAGAGTTTTGCCCGCGCCTGGTACTCCAGTTCTTAAGTAAATCATGGCGCAGACCTTACACCCAATTTAGTAACAGAACCCGCACTTGTTAAACCGCGAATAGTTAAAGCAGCAGCATAAGAACCAAGCATTATTCCAACTGCAATATCCAATTTTGCATATTTTAAAACAGCTATTATTTCAACTGGCAAACCTGAAGCATTTGCTGCAATCAACTGGTAAACATAATCAATCCCAAACTGACCTAGTTCATAAGTTACATAGCCAAACCCCAAACCCACTAAAACCTTAGAAACTAAACTAGGAAGTAAAGCGGCAAGGCTAACGAAAAAAGTTTGTAATAATAAAGGCATATTATATTGCTCCTGCAATTATTCTTGCACTGTGTAAAAGTGATGAAATAACAATTAAACCTGATATAGCTTGAAACAGGATTATGAAAGCTGAAAAGCTAAAGCAAAGGCTTTGGCCTGTAGTAAGTACAATGCATTTTTCTTCTGGTAGTTCGGCATTGGGTAGCCAGTCATCATATTTATCTGCGTACTGGCTAAGGTTAACTATTTCTTTAGGTATTTCAGAACCAGCAATAGGAACACAATCAGCAGCACCCCCTTCACAATCTCCACCGCCCTCACCTTCGCCATCACCGCCACCATTACCACCACCACTACCGCCACCGCCACCAATGGGTTTATCGGTTAAAATCTGGTTACCTTCTCTAACAGCGGAAATTAAATCATTCATTTTTGATGCCTTAACAGCTTCAAGTTTGTCATTTTTTTGAAGGCCAACGAATACAGTAGTATGAAAATCATCAATAGCAGTTTTTAAAACATTGGTGTTATTGGTGGCCGTATCGACCATTTTATTATGTAACTTGTTATCATTTTCAATTTGAACTTGTGTGTTATTAGACTGCTCTTTTATTAAGTTTCGCAACATACAGGCATTATCATCACTGGCGCAATCTTCAAGATCCTTTTTAGGTTTTTCTGTTTCATCCTCTTTACTACCATCATTATTAGCATCATCATCTTTATCGGTTGGCGGTGCTGGTTCATTATTACAAAACATAATGGTAACGCCATCAACGGTATTAGTTTCACACTGGCCTTCGTCACCTTCATCAGATAACTTTTTATTATCATATGGTTTATCACCACAAGCAGCACCTTGAGAAACACCCAGTGCATACTGGTCAGAAGTTACATTTTCAGATTTTACAGAATATGCACACCCATCATTGCAGTACATACCACCGCCATCAAAAGGAACACCACCAGTCATTTTACTAGAATATAAATCCTCGCCAGAACCAGCAGCAGGACATTCCTTAGGCATACATGAATCAGAACCCATAGCCTTTGAAACAGCCTTAGAATGATAACCAGCTGGGCAATCTTTTTCTGGCTCTGGTTCATCTTCAAGTGATTTTGCACACATTAATGAACCATCATTTTGCGGGTCAGAATAATAAGAGTGAATATGTTTTGGTGCGCCATTTGGAGGACAAGATTTTAACTCAACAACACCGTAATCATTATAAATATTAAAGTTTTTAGGGTTGCGGCAACCACGAGCAGGATCAAAAGACGAACCACAGTGAACATATTTAAACGTAAAACGCACAGTATCATCATTAATTTTTTTTGATGTGACACCTGAATCTGAGACATATCTACTACTTGATATACGATCATCAATAGCACGTTGAAATGCTGATTCACAGTGAGCAACGGTATCAGTAATGCGACCGTAGGGCCCAAAACATTTATTTTTGACCTCTTCTGATTTAGGGGTTAATAAATTATCTAAATCTAGTCCAGTAGCATGAGAATCAGAAACAAAAAAAGCGCTCGTTAGCGCCAATATATATATTAGTAATCGCATGGGAGCGCCTTGTTTTAATCATCGAAAAGTATATAAAGTGCTAAAAGTCCTGAGACAATTAGCACTGTGTCTAATGTGATGAACATTAGCTAAAAATAGTACCTTTAAGCCATTTCCAACCAATAGCAACAAAACCAGCAGTTAAAAATACACCACCAATTAAGTTAGCGTTATCAGTAAAAAACGCTTGGAACTGGGTAGTTGCAGCGGTAACTTCAGCAGCAGCTTCAGCAAATGCAGAACCAGAAACAACAGCAGTAACTAAAACACCAGCTTTTGCTAACTTACCTTTAAATATATTTTTCATGGTTATTTTCCTTATTTAAAAAACCATTTTTCTAAGTTTCTTCCACCCATAAGAGATAAGAAGAACAACGATGATTGAGGGAGCAACTTCAGTTTGAAATGTTTCCCAATCTAGCGGAACTGGAAGAGGATTATGAACAACCTCCAATTCCACAGGACACTGTTTATCAACAGGCTTAACTGGACAGATTACGACATATTCGTAATTAGCCATGATTAACCGCCGAATGAATCTTTAAAGTGTTTTTTTAATTCCATGTCTACAGGTATCAATTCAACAACTTCATTATCAAAAGTTTGGTCGTTAAATGAAAAACGTAGGTCATAGGACTTATCAGCAACAAAAGCACGACTGTCTATTAGTTTGTGTGCATATTCATTATTTATTGCAATTGGCTCTTTACCGAAAGGCGTTGAAGTAGTTTTACCAGCGGCCTTACGTTTAAACTTTGGTGAATTAACATCATCCAAAGGGTATAAAACTTCGATAATAGCGCGCTCAACATCAGGGTTTTTAGACTCTGGAAAGCTTGTGATTGAAATACCAGCGATAACAATAGCCATTTAATAGCTCCTTAATTGTTCAGTTAAAATATTTTTGTATATGTTAGGAATATCTAAAGATTTCCCCGTTATGTATTTATCAGGAACTATTAAACCTAAAACAGTTTTAATATCTCCCTCAGTAATTTCTAAAATATCAGCAAGGGCTTTACCACACATTCGCCTTACCCACTTAACTCTACTAGCTAAATCGGTAGCAGCCGTTGATGCCTTTGGAGAAGTTGAAGTATGAACACCTTTTGAATTAATCATCTGTTGAGAAAAATCACAGATACCGGCAAAAGTAGAATCAGGATCTAATAAACAGTCTACAGTCCACTTTTTAAGTTCAACTTCATTTCGATACCAAGTAAGAGATTCCTCTTCTATACCTTGCTCTAATTTTTTATCATATATGCGCCAATAAACAGGGCTAGTACGTTTACCGACAGTGGTCATTTCAACATCAAATTCACCATGAATATTGAAAGAGTGACGCGGGGCCATAGTTGGGTTAGGCCCACCCTTTTTACGGGCGAATGCTTTTTGGAAAAAATTCTTTTCAGCGTTGGTGCAATTAAAAACGTTGTCATAACAATCACGAGCAATATCTACACGAGAAAGGAAACTAACTGTTAAAACCTTAGATAGCCAGTGGTGAAGAATGAAAGGTGTAGTATGAGACCACAAGTGCTTGCAACCTTCACCCGAAATTTGAAAGTAAACAGTATCTCGTTGACCACCAATACCAACAAAACCGACCTTAGTCCCCTCTTGAGTGACTAAATTCATAGAGTTGTTATAACCATGAAAACCTTTATCCCTTGGAGCTGATAACTCAAAACCAAGAACAAAACGACTAAAAACACCTAAAGTATTAATATAAAAATCAGACATTTTAGAATTAAGACGTTGTTTTTGAATTTCAATAGCCGTTAAGACTTCATCAGAAGTTAAGCCTTCAGTTTTAAAATCATCGGTAATAGTAGGAACGTCAGGGAATAGCGTTTGACTATCTACTGTTGAGCCAATAAAACCAGCTCGCTTACAATGACGTAAATCAGAAAGACCAAAACTAAAAGATAAATGATCAATGATAGTCTGGTTTTGTTCATGTTTTTTAAATCGCTCCAAACGATTATTAATCAACTGAGTGGCTCTATCCGTATAGTCGTAATTCATTATATAGCACCTTCAGATACTAATTGGCGGTAATTAGAATTAGTAATCTCAACTGTTTTACAATCAAACTCATGTAAAACCCAAACACGAAACTGGTACATATTATCGAAATAGTCATACACGCGAACACCATCTAAGTCATAAGTAACCTGAACACCCGCTTGTTTGTTATTTTCGTAATACACAATCATTTCTAAGTTTCTAAGACAGTCAATTTGTAAGTAGATTAGTTTCTAGCAATCCAAAAGTCAACAATGAACGTAATAATTGTTTATAATTAAGAAATTTCAACAATACAAAGGGTAAATAATGCCAACAAAGCACATAGACGATATAACGTGGCGCAAGGTTGAAAAGGAATTAGTAAAGGCGGTTGTATCAACACAAACGTCAATCAAGGATGTAGATATATTAAAAATACTTATAAACGTAGGTATAAAAAACATAGATAAAAGTGATTATAAGGAACTGACAAAAAGAAAGAACAAGCCTGAGAGTTAAGGTTTAGTTGAGAGTTATACCCCGTAATACAGTTACGGGGTTTTTTTTTGACTTCCCAGCAAACACAGTGAGGGGCTCGGTGCTCGCCCTTCTCTCTGTGTTTTTGCTGTTGGGAATTTTAAGAGAAAAGAGAAGTTTATCAGAGGGGCAATTTAATTTTATTTTCATTAACTGGCTATGTGCAGCCATAAGAAAGCCGATGTCGGTTAGCTGGTTTGGGTTTCCGCTTCGCTATCGGCTGTCGCCAAGTAAATATTATAATATAGAATTCAAATACTAGAATTGATGAAGAAATATCTTTGTATCTTTAAACTTTAGTATGGGCAAATCTTCATTTAGGTAAATGAAATAACCTAATTTCTCTAAGTAGTTCGAGCTTAGAAGAATAACTTCAGGCTCCTTTATTTGCTCACTTCTGGTTTGCTCTTCATCATCCTTTGTTGTAAAGCTAATAGCCTTTTGCTTTTCAACCTCTTGCCCAGTAACACAATTTATATAGTGCTCAACTTCCAAAATACCATTAGTACGTTTCAACTGATAACCACCATATTCATAACTTTTACAAAGCTCATTCAATGGGTGTTTAAACTTAGTTGTTTTAAACTGGATGTTTTCGACCTCTTTGGTTTGACTGGGTAATGACTTAGGTGCAATGGCCTGTTGCTCTGAGTCATTTATTTTTGATTCCGGTTCATCAGAAGTAAGCCCTAAACTAACAAGTAATGTGTAAAACAAATAAATAATAAACGGTATCAACAAAAGCATTAGCATTAATTTAGGCGGCATCTTAAATTTAGCTGTATGCTCATCCGCAGACCAATAGACACCATAAAAATTAGAGTCGCGCTTAATGGCTTTGGTAACACATTTTTCTAAATCACCTGAATAATCGGTACTAAATTGCTTATCCCTAGAAAAACGAGTGATAACAGCCCCGCCCATTGGTCTAAAATAATGAACGTGCATACCAGTACATTTTTGAATAACAGCATCTAAAAAAGTATAGTGCTGGGTTACTAAGTGGATATCAACCCCGCTATGCCTATGCTTTTGAAATTGAGTGTAATAATAAG